AAGTAAAGTTCTTTAATGAACATGATAATTGTCCTACATGTAAACAAGATATTAATAAGTCTTTTCAAGAAGAAGCAATTAGAAGTAGAAATGAAAGCTTAACTGAAATTGAAGATGGCCTCAGCCAACTTACTGATCAATATGATACTTTATCTGAAAGACTAGATAAAATCATAAAGATACAAGCTGAAATACAAGTCTATAAACTAGATAAACATAAGACTAATACTAAGATTGAATCTCTTAATGATTATAAGAAAGAGATTGAAGATGAAATTAAAAACATTAAAAAAGCAAACAAAGAACGTGATGATAGTAATCTTATTGAATTAGAAGAACAACTTAAGATTATTACTAATAAAGCGGTTGAAATAGAAGAAGATAGAATCATATTAGCTGCAGCTGGTGCTCTTCTTAAAGATGGTGGAATTAAGTCACGTATTATTAGGCAATATATTCCTATCATAAATAAACTAATTAACAAATATCTATCAGCTATGGAATTCTTAGTTCAATTTGAACTTGATGAAGAATTTAATGAAACTATTAAATCACGACATAGAGATGAATTCAGCTACGCTTCCTTCAGTGAAGGTGAGAAAATGCGAATTAATCTCGCTATTCTATTCACTTGGAGAGCCGTGGCTAAGCTTCGCAACTCAATTAGCACTAACATTCTAATAATGGATGAAGTGTTTGATAGTTCATTAGATGCTACTGGTACAGAAGAATTTATGAAGATATTAAATCAGTTGACAATTAACACCAATACCTTTATTATTAGCCATAAGACAGATCAGATTGCGGATAAGTTTAATAATGTTATTCGCTTTGAGAAACATAAGAACTTTTCAAGGATTTTAGTATGAACCTAGTGGATAATACAGATAAAATCTTAACTGAAGTATGCAAACAGTTTGATTTTAATACACCTCAATTTGATCCAATTGAATTCTCACAAGAACTTATTAAGCTCATGTATGAAAAAAATGGTGTTGGAATAGCAGCAAACCAAGTTGGTGTACCATATAGAATCATAGCTATGAGAGGAAGTCCTCAGAATTTTGTATGTTTCAATCCAAAAGTTGTTCAACCTTCAGAACAGCTTATAACTTTAGAAGAAAGTTGTTTGACATTTACTGGATTGTATGTTAAAGTTAAAAGATCGCAGCACGTTAGAGTTCGGTTTGCCACACCAAACGGTGATGTTAGGACTGAAACTTTTACAGGCATGACCGCTCGAATATTCCAACAACACCTGGATTATCTTGACGGTATACCATATTACACCCGAGCTAATCGTTATCACCGTGAACATGCTTTTAAAAAATGGAAAAAGTAAAGTGAACATCTTTTATCTAGATCATTCTCCAGTACAAGCCGCCCGTTGGATGGTGGATAAACATGTAGTTAAAATGATTCTTGAGTCTGCTCAATTACTATCTACTGCTCATCGTGTTTTAGATGGTATGGAAAAGATTCAAGAAAAATATGTAGAAGGTTCTTTACCGGCGCGCTATCGCAAGCAAAAGGTATGGATCCTTCCAGATGCTCGTGAAGGTATTCTATATAAATCTACACATGTTAATCATCCATCTGCAATTTGGTGTCGTACCTCTGTTGAAAACTATACATGGCTTTCAGATCATATGTATGCTCTATTAGATGAATATACATATCGATATGACAAACGTCATAAGTGTTCAGAGTTAGCATATGTATTACAGTCACCTCCTAAGAATCTTCAAGCTTGGGATTGGACTCCTATGCCATCATGTATGGCCGAAGAATTTATTGTTGACAAAGATCCAATAATGAATTATAAGAACTATTATAAGGTTGGTAAAGCCAATCTACATAAGTGGACTAAACGTGAAAAACCGGAGTGGATTTAATGAGTAAAGACTGGGTTAATGACATTTATGAGATGCATCAGAAGTTTAAAGTCCATACATCAGTAGATGCTATGGATGACGATACACTTAAGAAATATCTAGAATTTCGTATCAAGTTCTTGCAAGAAGAGCTTGATGAGATGAAGAATGCTAAGAATGGCGATGATGTCGTAGATGCTTTGATCGATCTATGTGTTGTGGCCATTGGAACACTCGATGCGTTTGACATTGACTCTTATGCCGCTTGGGATCGGGTACATAAAGAAAATATGTCAAAGGAAATTGGTATTAAAGAATCTCGTCCTAATCCTCTTGGATTGCCGGATCTGATTAAACCAGAAGGTTGGCAAGCACCTACACACGTAGATAATATTGGTCTGCTGAGCCAGATCTTTTAAGGTTGACATTTCATTCACAATGAGTTACTATTAAAAAGTAACAGGAGTTTATATCATGGATATACGTCGTTTGATTGGTGAAATTGGTGAGCATGCAGTACAAAAGTACTTTAAGTCTACTCGCAGCGAAGACTGGTATGATTCCAAGAAAGATGGAATGATCGGTGATGAGTCTTATGAAGTAAAGACTTTTCGTTTAAACAATGGTACTAATAGTTTTTGGATTGGACAAAACAAAACAAATACTATGTGGGACAAGGTTCAAAACGTAGACAAACTTTTCTTTATTAAAGTACCGGAAAGTGAAAATGAACTCGCCACTCTTTACTTCTGTAAAGAGCACAAGACGTGTTGGTTTTTTACTAAGACAAATGCCGGATTGCCAATGCGCGCTTTTCCATTGACAAATTGTGAAGAAGTTTGTAAACTAAGTAAAGATCATTCTTTAGAATTGCTTGAGAATTCAAAGGCAATCTCAACACATAAAAGGTATGCATAATGACTGATGAATTGAAGAACCTTGAGACTATTAAAGTTCTCCAAGAATGCATGGATTTGCAAATACGTAAGTCTCAAGACTATCAAAATCCAAATTCAAATGTAACTCAAGCTATGCATTATCGTCGTGGTATTGATACTATCCATGACGTGCTTCAAGGTAAACTATATCGTGCTCAGTCTCTTCTTGAATCTGGCCGAGCCGGTGATGCAAACTTTGAGTCTCTCGAAGATACCTATCTTGATATGATTAACTATGCATCTTTTGCAGTAACTTATCTTCGTGGTAAGATGCGTGGCCAAGATCCTAATCGTGACATCTTTAATCGTCGAAAGGTAAATGATGTATCTGAGTAATTGTGTTCAAGATATACGTGAACAATTCAAGATTGAACTTGCGCATGAAAACTTTGTCACTGATAAGTCAGGTGTCAACATGCTTGAGATTCGCTCGGCCTGCTTCATTGCAGACGAGCCTTCAATCTTTGGTAAAGTAAATGAAGAATACGTAAAACGTGAACTTGAGTGGTATAAATCTATGTCACTCAATGTCAATGATATTCCAGGCGGTGCACCTGCTATCTGGGAATTGGTATCCGATGAAGAAGGATATATCAATTCCAACTATGGCTGGTGCATCTGGTCCAGACAGAACTTTAATCAGTATCATCGAGTGTTTGAAGAGTTGTGGAATAATCCACAATCTCGTCGAGCAGTAATGATCTATACTCGCCCATCTATGTGGGATGAGTATAACACGGATGGCATGTCAGACTTCATGTGCACCAATGCCGTTCAATATATGATTAGAGATGGTGAGCTTGAGGCAGTAGTTCAGATGCGTTCTAACGACGTAGTCTTTGGTTATAAGAATGACTACGCATGGCAAAAGCATGTCCTTGACATGTTGGCAAATCAATTGAATGTAAAATCTGGTAAGATCTATTGGAACGCTGGGAGCCTTCATGTTTACTCTCGTCATTTTAATCTTATAGATTAAAATATATAAATAACTTTGGAATGCAGGTAATTTGCATATATAGATTGGAGTCCAAAGTTATGTTGCCCAGAAAAAAAGGTTATCATCGTCATCATATTATTCCAAAACATGCTGGTGGCACAGATGATGACGATAACATCATATATCTAACTCCAGAAGAACATGCTAAAGCGCATTTAGAATTATATGAAAAACATGGAAAATATGAAGATGCACAAGCATATAATTCATTAAAAAAATATTGGAATGAATCTAGAAAAATAGATGGCTATAAACAATCTGAAAAACATATAAGAAAAAGAATAGAAAATACAGATTATGCAAAAATATCAGATAAACTTAAAGGTCGTATAAGTCCAACTAAAGGAATGAAATTTGACTATAAACCAAAACCTAAAATATCTGAAGCTTTTCGTGGTAAATCTAAATCAAATGAAACAAAAGAAAAAATATCTAAAAGTCTTTTAGGTAAAGAAGCTTCTAATAAGATAGATTCTTATTGTATTTTTTGCAGAAAAAGAGTACCGCCATCTAGAATTGATAGACATGGTTATGGAAAAAGAGAATGCATAAATGAATCACGACACTTCAACCTTATCGGTTAGTTGGGTAAAAAAGTACATTGGGCTTGCTGAACATGTAGCCCAATGGTCTAAAGATCCTAGTACACAGGTTGGTGCAGTTGCCGTAGGAAAACATGGTCAAATCCTTTCACAGGGTTTCAATGGTTTTCCACGTGGAATTGCAGATGATGAACGTCTTCAGGATCGTCCAACAAAGTATAAATACATCGTTCATGCAGAAATGAATTGTATCTACAATGCTACACTAAATGGTGTTGGCCTTGATGGTTCAGATCTATTTGTTTACGGTTTACCTGTTTGTTCAGACTGTGCTAAAGGTGTCATACAGGTTGGTGTGAAAAGAGTGTTTATGTGTTATCCAGTAGATATGGATGACCGTTGGAAGAAATCAACAGAACAATCAATTGATATGTTTAATGAAGCTGGTGTAGTTTGGCATCTTTATCCAAAAGAATAATAGGTGGAGACATTATGAAAGTAGCAATTATATTAGGTCGCGGCGTAGAAGGTTGTGGTGTTACCCGCTGCGCTATTGAGTTTCAACGTGCTCATCCGGGCACAAAGATCTTTGCCACACTTGATAAAAAGTGGGGTCGTCGTAATGGTATGGACTTTGAATGCGATGAATTTATTGCTGCCGATTGGTCTCAATGTGAACGTGTAATTAAAGAAATAAATGAAAACTTTGATTTATTCATTGTTCATTCTATTCCTTCAAAGGATCATCCAGAAGAATGTGTAGATAACTTCGTAAAGATCTTAGATGAAGTAAAGATTAAGAAAGCAATGATCCATGTAGATCATTCGGTTAAGTCACTTCATAATAATGCTCGTCTTGAAGACATCTGTAACCGCGTCGATGTTATCATGACACATTCGGATACCGGTGTATTTGCCAAGTGGCTTAAGAAGATTCGTAACACTACACGATTTACTACAATGGGTCTAGGCTTTAACTACGATGCTACACGAGCACAGTATTGGAAGCCCATTGAACTCCAAGACTCGAAAAGACTGAGATGGATCGGCCGTTCCGCACGTTGGAAAGGACCAGATATTATTCTTGACTTTCACCAAGAAGAACTTAGA